AACGCGCGTGCGATCGGTTCGAATTCATCGTCCTGCCAGACCACCGGATAGTCCCAGCTGTTCGGGGTCGGGTCCGTGCCCATCGGCTTCGTGTTGAATGGCGTGTTGGCCGACACCGGACCGTAGCTGGCGCCCTGCTGCATCCGCCGCAGCTCGGCCATCGCTTCGGGATCGCCGCTGCGGACGACGACATACTGGGCATAGCTGCGTGCCCAGGTTTCTTCGGTGCTGGTCAGGTAGCTCAGATGCTTGCGCACCACGCCCTTCGGGATCGTGCCGTCGCCTTCGTAGCCGCCGCCGCCCGCCAGCCGTTCGTTCGGTTTGGCGTCACGCCAGGCGCGCAGCCGCTGGTAGGTCGGGCTGTTCTTCGCCGCCGTCCGCCACCCTTCCATTGGCGTGCTCGCCCCAGCGATATGGGTGGCATAGGCGCCGCGCTGCTGCACCCAGCTGAACGAACCTTCAGGCATGTTCCGCCCGACCGCGTAGGCGTCGATGTAATGGCCGACTTCGTGAATCAAGGTGTTGATCGGGTGCGCCGCCAGGCCCGCCTTCGACATCTTGATTTCGACCGGGCGCCCGAAGGCGTAGAACTTGAACTGGCCGTAGAATCGGCGCGCGGCGCTCGCCTTCAGGGGGATCTTGTCCAGAATCCCGTCGCTGTGCACCTGATCGATCAGCTTCGCCGCGCGCGCGTGCAGCGACCGTAGCGTGCCCTGTGGGGCCAGCGCGTCCGACACCAGTGGCCCTTCGGTCGGCCCGCCAGGCAGCACGGCCTTGGGGTTCCCTAGCTTCGGCGGTGCGGCCTGTTTGCGCGGCGCACGCCGTCGCCGTGCAGACGGACCAGGCTGTGGCACCGGCTGAGGCTTCGGACCGGCGGGCAGTGGCCCGCCCAGCGCGGTCTGGATCTGCTTCGCGCTGTAGGCCGCGAAGTCGGCCAGGTCGAAGTCGATGAACCCGTTGCAGCGGCACATGATCGTCGCCCCGGCCGCGATCCGGCCCTGGGGCTGCGCCTGCGGGTCGATGGGAAACCGCAGCAGCGCGGTGCCGATCAGCGCCGGCGCCTTCCCCGCCCGTTCGTTGTGCACTTCGACGTGGAACAGGTCCGCGATCGGGATCCCGTTGCCGCGGGCGTAGGTGCGGGCCGCCTGGCGGTGCCCCAGCCGCGTCCGGCCGTCGTTCGCCGCGCGCCAGCCCTTCCGCAGGAACGGGAATTCCTTCGACATTCCCAGCAGCCTGGCGTAGGTCGATTCGTTGAACACGCGCCCCAGCTCGGTCCTGATGATGCGCTCGGCCTTATACTGGGCGCTTTCGAACCCGGCCCCGCCGATCTGCTGCCGCAGATCCACGATCGCCTGGAATCGGTTGTCACCGGCCAGCGCCACACGTCGCAGCGACACCTTCACCTGGCTGGCGAACTGCTGCATGGGTAGGGTCAGCAGGTCCACGGTGTTGTCGAATGCCGCGGTAACCAGGTCCGCGTCCAGCCCGGGCAGTGCCGGCAGCCCCAACTTGGCCGCCTCTATCGGTTCATCGACCGACGACTGCCCCAACACGACCATATCCTGGTAGCTGCCATTCGCGCCCCTGGCGATTTCGGCCGTGGCGTCGGTGATCATCCGGTCCACGTCGGCGGCCAGGGCCGTCAGGTTCACGCGCTGGAAGTCGGTCAGACTGCCGGGGGCCGCCAGCAGCCGCTGGGCCAGATCCTGCTTCAGCGTCTGCAGCCGCCTGTTCAGGGCGACCACGGCCGCGCGCTCGTTCGCGTTGCGGTCCTTCACCACGTCCTGGGCCGCGCGCCGCGCGCGTTCGCGCCGCTTCGTGGGGGTGTCGCCGGTGGCTTCCAGGCGCCGGTCTGGCGGGTCGAACGCCAGGGCCGGGTAGCTCACCGCTTCACCGCCCGGGACAGCTTCCGGCTGACGCATTCGGTGCACTGCACCTGCCCGTCGCCGTTCAGCGCCCAGCCACGCTTCTGCAGCTCGGCCACCAGCCGCTTGTGATCGGCCTGGTCAGGATCGCCCGCGCGCGCCGGCAGCTCCAGGATCAGCACGCTGGGCTGGCACGTGCGACACGGCAGGACGACGCGCACCAGGTTCATCGTCAGGCGGCCGCCCCAGCCGCGCCGGTGGCCGCGTCGGCGTTTTCATCGTCAGGCGGGATCGGGGGGTTCGGGTTGGGGGTCGCCGCGCGCGCCGCCGCCACCGCCGCCTGGCGCGCGTCGTCGTCAGCCTGGCGGTCGGCCTCTTCGTCGTCCACCTGTTCCTGGACCGTGTGCGGGTCCAGCGGAACGCCCAGGTGACCGATCAGGGCGGTCTGCACTTCGATCGCCGCCTGCCTGGACATCGTGCGGTTGTTCAGGGCCGCGTCCATCGCCGTCATCACCGACCCGACCACCTGGCCCACCCGGCTGATGTCCTTCGCGCTGATTTCCGGGACGTTGATTTTGTAGCCCTGCACGACTTCCCGAAACAGCGCCGGGTTCTTCGCCTGGCTGTTCTCCACCGCGAATCGGACGATCGGGTCCAGGACGCCGCCGACGAATTCCCGCTGGCGCGCCGCCGGGGTCTTCATCATCACGTCGTTCTGGCCTTCGATGGTCGAACGGTTGCTGTCGATGTCGCCCAGGTAGCTGACCGGGTAGCCCATGCTGCCGGCAATGTGGACGCGCAGCGCGCGCGCCACTTCGGTCCGGTCCTGGGCCTTCAGGTCCGGGGTGCGGGCCTCCAGGGTTTCCTTTTCGTTGTGTCCGAAGACCGTGCCGGCGCCGAACCGCGGCAGCTTCTTCAGCTTCTCCTGGATGTCCGCGTCGGTCGTGGCGCCATCGATCTTGTAGTCCCAGACGAACGATGACAGCAGGGTCAGCCGCTCGACTTCCCCGAACATATACTGGTCGTAAAGGTCCAGCCAGTCGGCCACGCTTAGCAGGTCGCTGCGGCCCCGCAGGCTGTTCGGCAGCCCGTTGATCCCGAAGAAGAACACTTCGCCTTCCAGCCGCCCCGTCATCGGGTTTTCGCGCACGACCTTCAGGCGCCGGCCTTCCTTCTCGCCGGCCAGCGTGTTCGGCTTCAGGACCACGTAGTCCGGCACCAGCACGTTGTCGGGCAGTGGGTCCACCCGCAGGATCTGGTAGGGGTCGATGAATCCGATCAGTGGCACGCCGCTGATCGGGTTTTCAGCCACCGGCAGCGCCAGTTCGCCGTTCACCGACAGGGCCAGGTAGAACGCGCGGATCCGCTTGTTCAGGACGTTCACCCGGTGGTTCCAGGTGCTTTCGATCACGTCCTGGTTCCGGTCGTCCACCGCGGTCACCGTGACGCCTTCCCCCAGGATCAGGTCGGCCATCAGGGTGACCAGGCGCCGCGCGAAACAGTTATTTTCCCAGAGGAAATACGCGATCTCCAGCATCTTGTCCTGGCCCAGCGGGGTCAGGTCACGCCGCTGCTGGGTCGCCCCGCCGCCGGTGATGCGCCGATACTGGAATTCGTCGGGGTCGATGCCGCCGATCCCGAACGGGATCGATAGGCCCTCGCGCACCTGGGCCGTGGGCCGCGCCGGCCGCGCGCGCGTGGCTTCCTCGCGCCGCAGCGGCAGGTCTTCCAGGAAGTCGGTGTCGGACGCCGGCACCGTCGCCAGGGCCGTCGTCGGCTTTCCCCAGGGTAGCAGGTCACGCCATCCCATCAACGTCCCCCAGTCAGGCGGTTCAGCGCCCGGATTCTAACACAGCACCTGATCGGTTAGACGCCGCTAATGGTGGGATCCTGCGCAGGAACCGCAAGATGGGCGGCCCGGGTGCAGTTTTGTTCCACGTGGAACGTCGGCTGCGCCCAGGGCCAGGCTGGGGAAACGGTTCAGGCCGGCGGCCCCAGGCAGATGATCGCCTGGGCAGTGATCGGCCCGACGATGATCACTGCCTGGTGAATTTCAGACCCGTGGGGGCAGGGGCCACTGTCCCCGGGCGTCCAAAAGGGTTCGATCGCACCGATTCCGGGCTTTCCCCCGCGCTGTTCAGCGCCGTGATCGTCGCTTCGTAGACCGTGGTGCCGAACGGCAGGCTGAACAGGACGCCCGTGCCAGGGTCGGTCCAGATACAGACCTTGCCCGCATTCGCCGGATCATCGAAGAGGATTTTGCTCGGGTTCGTCACCAGCGTGCCGCCTGCCGTTCCGGCTGGCGCGTCCTGGTTGCACGTGAAGTCCGCCGCCTGGAACTGCGTCGGTGCTTGCACCGGCTGCGCCGCGCCCTGGTTATAGACGCGCACGGTGTAGCCCGTGACGGCTTGCGCGCGCACGGGCACCGCCGCCGTCATGACGATCGCGGCCGTCATCGCCACCCCAAACATCGAATGCTTCATGGTCGCCTGCCCCCTCTGGTGGTAAGAAATTACCGTCTGCGCACGTAGTTCCGGCTAGTCACCACCCGGAACCCGTCCGGGAATTCGACCAGGCAGCTGTTCATCGTCCGCGCGCGCACCGCCATGCGGCACGGTTGCCCCTTCCGCTCTGGCAACCTGGTCAGCACACGCCATGCCAGCGGGAACGTGATTTCCTGTTTTTGCTTCTCGGGTGATGAAGTCAGGCCGGCCGATTCGCGCGCCGGCTCGCCGCCGCGATCCGATTCCGACGCCGGCGCCGCGCGCGCGCCTTCGTCGCCTGGCCGCTCGCCTGCACCGTCGGCCTTCTCGGCTACCAGCTTCCCCAGCTCCGGCTGCTGCCCGCCGCGCTGGGGCACCCTGCCCGCCACAGCCGCCGCCACCAGGCCCATGAACGATCGACCCGCCACGAACTTCCGTTCTTCCATCGTCGCCCCCCATCAGCGGTTGAAGATGAATCCCAGGCCCAGCTTCAGCAGCTCCAGCCAGGGCAAGTTCCACAGCCAGGCCAGCGCCAGGGCCGACAGCATGCCGCCGCCGGCCGACCAGGCCGCCATCAGCTTGCAGGCCGGACACAGCACCCGCTGCGTCCCGAACAGCTCGTCGCCGCACCGCGGATTCCGGCATCGGTTTCGTTTCATGGCCTGTTCCTCTTCCAGCTTCCGGTAGTAGTCCGCCATGAACCGGCCCAGGTCATCCCGCACGTGGCCCCCGAACCACGTGGGTGGACTACTTGCCCGGCCGGCGGCCGCGTCTAGGCCACTGCGTCGTGCACCAGGGTCCACAGCGTGCCCCTTCGGGTGATCTGGCCCTTCTCGCGCAGCCGGGTCATCGCGTTGTTCACGTCGGCCTTGAACTTCGGGTCGTCCACGTCCTGTTCGAACTGCTTCGCCACGTGCTTCCTGATGCTGAACCCCTCCTGGGTGCGCAGATCGAATTTTCGCAGGTAGGTGACGATGGCGTCCGCGTAGCGGATCGATGCGCCTGGTGGCACGGTTGCCTTGCCGGCCGGCGGGATCGCCGCCTGCCGCTTCTTCCTGGGCGGCCGTGCGCCGACAGGGGCCGGCAGCGGCGCCGGTGCCGGCGTCGGCGGTTCCTCAGCGACAGGCAGCGCCACGGTGGCCGGGAACGGGAACGGTTGCCGGCAGATGCGGATCGCGTTCTCCAGGGCGTCCGCGCTTCGCGTCAGCTCGGCCGCGCCGGCGCGCAGCCGATCGACCTCAGCCTGCAGCTGCGTGAACGTCTGTTCGCTGATCATCCTGGTATCCCTTCACGACCGCCACCAGTAGGCCGTGGTGGTCCGGGCACAGATGCCAGTTCGGACCCACCACCGCCGCGCACGCCGTGCACAGCGCCCGCGCGCAGACATCCCAGGCCGTTCGCCGGAAGTCGCACCGCATCGACGCAGGACGACCGCAGCGATCGCATCTGTAGCCGAACCCAGAACCGATCGCCGCCACGTGGCCGGCATTCTAACCTGGGCCGTTCGAAACGCAGCCGCCGAAATTGTCCCGGTCGGTAGAAATTCTACTGGCCGGTCGCAATGCGCGGGATCACGTTGCCGCGCACGTCGCGCACGTCGGGCGTCGGCACGCCGAACCCGTAGGCCACGATCGGCTGCCGCCACCGGCGCCACCATTCCGTCAGGCGATCCCACCAGGTCACCTTCTGCGCCTGCGGGTAGAACACGCCGACGATGATCGGCTGCAGCGGTTTGTGGAACGTCATCAGCTCCAGGTAGATGTCGCCGCCGGCGGCCACCAGTTCGCGTTCGCGGTGCGACAGCGCCCAGCGGCTGATGACGCGCCCGTAGGGGCCGTCCTCGGTCAGCGCCGGCAGCGGCCTGTATTCGGGCTGGTCCTTCGCCCAGGTGACCGTGTTCCAGCCATCGCGCACCGGCATGTTCGGATCAACGGGTTCCATCGTCGTGTCCTCCAGGTGGTTTCCGTGGTTTCAGCTTCACGCGCTGCTTCGGTGGTTCGGGTAGGTCCGGTTCCGGCGCCGGCGCCGCGCCGCCCTGCAACTGCGCCTGCTTCACGCGCTCGGCCAGCGCGCGCGACGTGATGCCGTGCACCGCGTCCGCCGTCCGCGGCCGCCGCACGTGGTGCTGCAGGTGTGGCGTCTGGTCCGGGTCCGGCTGCTTCACGCCGCTGGCGCTCACGATCTGCCGGCACGCGCGCCAGGCCAGCGCCGCGGCGCTGATCGTGTCGGGCAGGTGGCCTTCGTCCTTCCGGCCGTAAACGTCCTGGACGGTCGCATACAGGTGTTCCTTGAACGCCGCGGCCAGGGCCGGGTTCCGGTCGTCCTTCGGCCAGGCGACCAGCCCCTGTTCCAGCGCCGCGATGTATTCCGACAGCATTTCGTTCCGCTCGCGCCCCGCGAATTCGAAGTGCTCGATCCGCCCCTGCGGCACTTCGATCAGGTCGGCCACGACCGTGCCCAGGCCGCTGTTGTCGTGGCACGCCGCGCCGCCGTAGTCCTTCACCCGGTCGTTCAGGATCTTCACCATCACCGGATAGGGTTTCCGCTGCGTCCGTTCGATCGCCACGCCGCGCGCCGGCTTCACGTCGTGCCGTATGGTGGACACCACGGTGTGGTTCACCTTCTTCGCCCAGTCGGCGCCGGTCCCGTATTTCCCGCCGGCCACCGGCCCTTCCAGGGCCAGGTCTTCCCGGAACGCCGCCTGCACCGCTTCAGGCATAATCGCCCGGCCTTCCGCGCTCGGTTCCTGCAGCTCGACTTCCGTGGTCCAGCTGGCGGTCGTCATGATCCGCCGCTTGCGCTCGATTTCGGCATTCGCCAGCCACCCGTGCGGCTCGCGCGTTTCGTGCAGGCACCATTCGTAAACCGGCCAGCCCTTCGATGCGGCTTCCTGCAGCGCCCACGTCATCGTGCCGTTCGGATACTGGTGGGTGGACGACAGCACCACCTGGGACAGCACGCGCCCCTTCGACATCGGCTGGCCCAGGGCCGATTCCACGATCGCCTTCTTCGCTTCGTCCACTTCGTCCAGGCGCAGCCGCTGCGGGTGCGGGCCGCGCACCGACGCCTGGCTGGCCATCAGCGCCTTGATGGTGTTGCCCCAGTGCAGCTTCTGCTTCTGGGCGCCAGGTTCGCCCTTCAGGTATTCCCGCGGCGCCGTGTCGTGGGTCCACAGCTTTTCGATCGATTCCAGGACGCGCTTCGACTGCTCGCCCGACCCGCCAAGCACGTTCACGTCCGCCCGCAGGGTCAGGGCCTCGGTCAGCGCCAGCAGCGCCAGGGTGAACGACTTCCCGCCGAACCCGCGGCTGGCCTTCCAGACTGCGACTTCAGACCGCGCGAAGTAGGCGTCGTGGAACGCCGCCCAGGGCGTTTTGTGGTGGGGGCAGACCTGGACGTTCGGCAGCCGGATGCCGAAGTAGTCCGCCAGGAACTTGTCCAGGTCGTCGTCGGTGATGATGACGGGCAGCGGCCGCAGCTCGTCGCCGTCGTCCGTCATGGCGGCCACCGGGCCGACAGGTGGCGCGATGCCGAACCGGAAGGCTTCGCGCCCGCGGTCTTCCCCGGCTGCGAACATCCGCCGCTACCAGCTGCCTTCGACCGCCACGGTCCCGGTCACGTGGCCGGTCCAGGCCGACCCGGCCGACATCGCCACCTTCCAGCTGTCGTTCAGCCGCGCCGCCAGCATCGCGCGCGCGCCGTGTTCGTCGGCCAGGACCAGCAGCGCGCCCTTCTTCCCGGCCGGCACCGCCGCCAGGGACTGCGCGATCTGCAGCTTCACCTGGTCGCTGATGCTGGGCCGCAGGTCGATCAGGTCGTCGGGAATGTCGATCGCTGGTGTCGTCGCAGGTGATTCCGGCGTCCGCGTCTGGTCGGCCATCGTGATCCTTCCTGGGCGATCTGTTCGGGCGTCAGGGTCCGAATCTTCGCCACGTTCATCCGCTTCTGCAGCCGGTGGCATTCCTAGTGCTGCAGCCGCGGGTCGTCGTCGTCCATCGGCCGCCGGCAGATCCAGCAGATCCCCCGCGCACGCTGCTTGTAGAACCAGGCCGCGTTCGTTTCCCGGCCGCTCGCCGCCGCCTGGGCCTTCGCGTAGCCCATCAGTCCGCCCGGTCCTCGATTCGACCCGCGCACGCTGGGCAGCGCCAGGTCTTCCCCAGCGGCACCCACCCCAGTCGTAGCAGCTCACTGTCGTTCGCCCTGACGCCGTTGCCTGGTGGCAGCGTCATCGTGGCCGGCACCTGGCGGTCGCACGTGTCGCACTCGGGCCAGGTGCCGGTCGGCTTCACGATGTCCCCGGCACGATTCGGGCCGCCGCAGGTTCGCGCCCCAGACCGGCGCGCGCGCCGCGGGAAACGTCGGATGTATCCGATATGTTGCCCTGTTGCCCTGTTGCTTCAGGGACGGCGGCCCCTGGAATCACGACGCCACCTGTTCGGCCTGGAACCAGATTTCGGCGCCGTTCAAGATGTCGTCTTCGTTCAGCCCCATCGCCAGCAGCTGCTGCAGCAGCCACGGGTGCACCTGCCACATGAACCAGCGGTCGCCCGTTTCGGGGTCCGTCCCTTCCCACCGCTGCAGCTCGCAGCGGCTGGCCTGGTGGTCCGCCGACAGCGTGCCGCGCCAGGTCGGCGCCCGGAATGCGCGCGCGGCGGCCGCCAGCTCGGCCAGGGTGCCGACTGGGACTGCCAGGCCGCCGATCATCCCTCGATCGCGCCCATGTGGTAGTCGTGGTTCTTCAGGCGCCAGCCGATCGCCGGCTCGCCGCAGTTCAGGCACCCGAACGGGAAGAAGTCGCCGGCGCGCAGTTCCATCGTGCAGCGGCAGCCCAGCGTCTGCCATGCCCCCGTCATCGGAACGATCGCGTGCACCTTCACCGGCGCCGTGGTCGTCGCGTGGTTCATGCCGTTCCTTCAGGTCGGCCGATGTCCCGCCAGAACGCTTCCCGCTCGGCGGCCGTCTTCGGCGTCTTCGGCCAGTCGGCGGCCATCTTATCCCGGTTCAGCTCTTCCACGGCCACCAGAATGTCGTGGTCGGTTGCGAACGTGCGCAAGTAGGCCAGCAGGTCGTTCGGCATCACCACCACGATGTCGTAGTCCAGCGGCCCCAGCGGCCCCAGCGGTGACGCCCGCAGGTCCATCCGGTAGAACATGCCGCCGTCTGTCAGGTAGTCGGTGCCCTGCAGCCGATGCCGGTCCACGTCGTGGTGCGCCAGGCCCCGCGTCAGCTCCACCAGGTCCGACCACACGGCCAGGTCGGTGCTGGTCAGCCCGCCGCCGCTCAATTCGCCCGGCATGCGTCCATCCTACCGATGCCCCAGGCCACGGCCGACCCGACGCCGGCGCCGGTCAGCACGTCGGTCGGGTAGTGGCGGTTCGCGGCCAGCCGGCCGTAGCCGGTCGCCGCGCCCAGCGGAATCGACACCTGCAGCGCCCAGCCGGTGGACACGAACGCCAGCGCGGTGTGCTCGCTGAAGAACGACAGCTGATCGGACCCGTCCGGCCTGGTCCGGTGCACGGCCTGCTTCACCATTTCCGCGATGCCGGCCACCAGGGCCAGCCGCAGCCCCTGGCACGTGAACGCCTTGCCGCGATCCACCTGGCGCCAGCTGTGCACGCTGTCGCCCGCGATATTCGTCGCCACCGTCGCGTAGCTCGCCCAGTCCGCGATGTTCCCGTGGGCCGGCCATGCGAACGGGTTGCCCTCGGCGCGCGCCGGCGCCGCGGCCAGGATCATCGCCGCAGCCACCGCCGCCTGTAGTCGTCGCATCGTTCCCCCCTGATTCGGCTCACCGTTGTTCGCATGCCCCACATACAGGATTCCGCGCCAGACCCGGGCGAATACAGCCCCTCGCGCACGAAGACCCGGAACACGTGCAGCAGCGCCTTCCGTCCGTCCACGGTCACGTCGTCGTTCGTGCTGGGCAGCCGCTTCAGCAGGTCAGGGTGGTCGTGCAGCCAGGCGTCCCGGGCGTCCGCGCGTCTGATGCGCTCGGCGCCCGTCGTCCTGTTCCCCATGCCTGGTTAGACCGCGGCTCAGGTCATGCGTCCACCCAGGTGTTCCCCGGCAGGTTCCCCGGCGCGCTCCAGCCGTCGCCGTTCGTCGGGTTGCCCACGAACGTGTTGCCGCTGATGTCGCCGTCAGGAAACGCGGTTTTCCAGTTCCGGCCCCAGGCGTAGCCGTTCGTCATCACGCCATACTGCCGGTGCGCCAGGCGGTTGCCCGTGATCTTGACGCCCTTCGTGACGTTCAGGCCGTCGATGCGGCTGCCGTCCGGCGCCCAGCCGTTGCCCGAATTGAAGTAGACCGTGACGCCCGGCCCTTCCCAGTCGCAGCCCTCGATCGTGATGTTGTCGATCGGCCCCTGCCAGTCGATGAACCGCCCAGTGCCGAACCCGTTGTCCCAGGTTGATGCCGCTGCGATCTTCCGCAGCGTCAGCCCGGTGAACTGCGGCCCCGGGTCGGTGTCGTCGTAGCCGATCGCCCGCAGGATGCCGCCCACCCGGTCGATCGTCACGTTCTCCAGCTCGACGTTTCCGACGCGCATGCCCAGCCGCGGGGTCAACACGAAGGCGTAGCCGACCTGGCCGTCCACCCAGCAGCCGGCCATCTTCACGTTCCGCACGGTGACGTTCACCCCGGCCTTCAGTTCCAGGATGTTCTTCACCTTCCGGTGCACGCCGTCCGTGCGCCAGCTGTCCGGGCGGTCCATCACCACCGTGGAATTCGGCCCGCCGTCGATCAGCACGCCGGTCACGTCCCCACCGATGCGCTGGGTGTCGCCGCCGATGATGAAGATTTCGCTGCCCGCCTGGAAGTGGCTGTCGCCATCGATCACGATGCCGCCCGGCGTGTTGTTTACCACCACGGCCTGGCTGTCGCGCCCGGCCGGGTCGTAGATGTCCAGCGCCACACAGCTGGCCAGGTGCACGTTGCGGCCGCTCAGCCAGAACCCGGTCTTGCCGCGGTGCTTCGGGATCGTCACCGTCAGCTTGACGTTCACCGGCACCAGGTCCGCGTGCGCCAGGTCTTCTTTGCCGACGCGCACCACCCGCTGGTCCCAGGCCGTCGTGGCCGACCCGATCGTGGCCTGCACGTCGTTCACGCCCGGCAGGATGTCCAGCGCCGGCCCGCCCTTCCCGACCAGCCCAGCCTTCGGACCGAAGATCCGCGTGTCAGACTTCCGCACCGCGAAGTCCCCTTCGAACGTCGCCCCGTCTTCCAGCACGATGTCGCCGCCGGCGTCCAGGGCCGGCTGCAGCGACTGCCCAGCCTTCACCACCGTGCCGTTCGTCGTCGTCAGCGCCGCCAGGCATTCGTCCACCAGGCGCCGGACCGTTTCCAGGTTCGCCTTCAGGTCCACCATTTCACGCCCCCTCTTCCACTTCCGCCGTGGTTTCAATCGCGGCCGGCGTGCTGACGCGCGCGTAGCGGTCCCGAATCATCGCCAGCCACACTTCCGGCGGTTCTCCGACCTTCGCCGCGAACAACCGGAAGACTTCGACCGTGATGGTCGCCGCTTCCTGCATCGCCCGGATGAACCGCTCGGCTGGGATCATCTGATGCAAATCCCGTAGCCGTTTCGCTTCGCTGTCGATGGTCTTCCGCCGCAGGTCCAGCAGACCCAGGATCCGCTGCTCGGTCCGGTAGGGCACCGCCTTGTTCGGCTTCAGGCTGCCGTGCAGCTTCGCCAGCAGCCCTTCGATTTCGGCCAGGTCGTTCCGCAGCCGCATCAAGTCGGGGTCCGCCGACGCCGCCACGACCAGCTTCTGTAGGTCGGCCGGCATGTGGGTCGCCCGGTTCCCGTGCTTGAACTGCGGCAGCGCCGCGCCCGTGGGTGTCGCGCCGCCGTGCTGCCGGCAGCGGTTCTTCCCCTTCAGCGCCCAGCGGTCGCACGGTTTCCCGTTCCGCTTGTTCTTCGCGCCGCACTTTTTCCGCCGGGTCCGCTTCGACGGCGGCCGGTGGCCCTGATCGTCTGTCACCTGCCGCCCTGTATGGGGGTTCGATTCCACGGTCCGGCTGAGTTTACACTGTTCGCGCCTGGTTCACGGCCGCCAGGTAGTCCACCGCCGCCTGCACGACTCGCCGTCCCTCGGCTTCCGTCACGTTCGGTCCCTGGCCTGAGTGAACCGGGAACTGCAGCAGCGTGCTGACGGCTTCCTGTAGTCCCTTCAGCTTCACTGCTACGGCCTGGTTCGCCGGCGTTCGCTGCTCCAGGATGTCCAGCAGGTGTTCCTGCTTACAGACCTTCAGGGCCAGCTGGCGGTTCAGCTCGGTTTGCCGCGTAGCTTTGCGCTGCGCCGCGTCACGACAATCGCGGGCCGCCGACAGCCTGGCCTGCAGGTCAGCGATCACTTCTCCGACCGTGGCCCCCAGTAGCAGCCGGACGGTCGGATCGTCGCGGCGGTCCATCAGGGCCTTCAGTAGGTCTTCCGGGGTGGTGTCCACCTGGTGCACCACGTCGTGGAAGACTTCGGCGCGATCGGGCCGCCGCAGGTAGTCGGCCACGATGTCCAGCAGCGCCATCGTTTGCGATTCGTTCAGAACCATTCGGGTTCCTTCGGGATTTGCCGCCAGCCCAGCCGCGGCAGCTTCGGCAGGTAGATCGTCAGCTTCATCACCGCGTCGTCGTCGGCCAGGGCCAGGATGATGCCGCGGCCGGTGCTCGTCGTCCAGGTGCGCCAGCTGAACCCGTTCAGGTAGCGTTCGCCTTCGTGGATGCGCCGCCAGCGCCGCGGCGCCACGGTTTGCCGTCCACCGTTCCCGACCCATCCGAAGATGCGCCGCCGCACAGCTCCGGCCGGCGCCGGTGGTAGGGCGACGTTCCCCACCCGGCGCTGCGATGCCGGCACGTCGGCTATCAGGTGCACGGTCAGTCCGGTATCTTTCGTGTCTGCCATCGTTCCATCCTCGCCGCCAGCTCGCGCGCCCGGGCCGCCTTCCGCTTCATCGCCGCGCCGGCGCGCGCCCCGGGCGCGTGCAGCTCCAGGGCGTCAGCCCACGCCCGCACCAGCATCGGCGCCAGCTTGTCCTGGCCCCGCAGAATGAACACTGGTTCGTTCGGGTCCGCTTTCCCCAGGCACCCTTCGCCGCGGTGCGCCGCCATCAGCTCTTCGTAGGCCGTCATGGTTCCGCCTTTCAGACCCAATCCAGGTTCAGCTTCGGTTCCGGGTCCAGCTGCAGCCAGGTCTGCTTCGGCCGCGCCTTGCCGCACGTCGGGCACGTCACCAGCTGGTCCGGTGTCGCCATCAGCATCCTGAACTGGGCGAACGTCGGCGCCGTCCGGCACTCCGGGCACGCCACGTCCGTCCGCAGCGTCACCGTCAATCGGTTGTCGTCCATCGCGTTTCCCTTCACGCCGCCGCGGCGGCCAGCAGCCGGATGTCGTCCCGAATATCGCGCCCGGTGACCAGGTTCCCGATGCAGGTCCAGCCTGGGGTCGGCCGCCTAGCGAACAGCTCGACGCAGCGGCGCCGACTGATCTGTCCGGTCGCCTGTTCGATGATTTGCCGGAACACTTCCGGCTTCCGGCTGTGCTCGCGCGGCGCCCGTTCGTGCACCACGTTGTCGATCGCGTCGTCGTCCTCGTCTGGCAGGTGCGCCATGTTCAGCGCCTGGCTGCGGAACGGCTTGATGCTGCCGCCGCGGCGCTGGCAGACCAGCAGTTCTTCGACCGTGTTGGCGAACCAGTAGCCCGGCCCCTTTTTCTGCTTGTCCCAGTAGATCGTCGTGATGTAGTCCAGGCCCCAGGCGTGCAGCGCGGCGCCGCCGTGGCTGAACTTCAGGGCCGTGGGCACCCAGAGGAACACCGCCGCGCTCGGTTCCAGGATCGCCGGCACCGGAATCGCGCAGATGTCGGACAGCTCCATCACGTCGTATTTCTGGCTGGCGCCGGACCTGGCCGCGGCCACCGTCCCGTCGCTCTTCTTTGCCCCGCTGATCATCGCCCGCTGGGCGAACTTCCAGGGCGGGTCGATGTAGGCCACGTCGAACTTCACGCTGCCCCCCGTTTCACCACGTTGACGCCGATCGTCAGTTCCGCGCGGGCGCGCAGTCGGCTGACCATCGCCTGCTGGCCGAAGGCGGTCGTGGCTTCCCAGCCCTGCTTCCGCTCGACCGATTCGAACTTCACGACCCGGTAGGCCCGGTCCTTCCAGTCTTCGACGGCACAGACTTCGAACAGCTCGGCCTGCGACATCTGCCCGAACCGCAGCCAGACCCGATCGCCCATCGACAGGTCGGCCAGGATCTGTTCGCCGCTGCGGGTGTCCTCAGCCGGCGCCGTGGTGATCGCCGCGCCCACCGCCACCGCCAGCGCCACCTGGATGAATTCCCGACGTTCCATAGATGCCCTCGCGCACCCGAAATTTCGGGTTCTACAGCCCCTTCACCATCGCCGGCAGGTTCGACCGCACCGTCCCGACGATCGCCGCCAGGTAGTCGTCCAGGACCGGCTGCAGGTCCATCGGGCGGTTCAGGTCCGCCCGTAGTAGTGACCGCAGCACGTCGTCCACGGTTTCGATGATTTCGATTTCGCCGCCGCGCCAGGTCGCCCGCAGGTCTTCCTGGCCTTCCTCGGTCCGTCGCAGCTTCCGGCGGCCGCCGCGTTTCTTCTGCAGCCCCTTCCGCCAGCCCTCGCGTTTGATTTCCCACAGCAGGGTGGATCCACGGAACCCCACGGTGGCGTCCACCCAGTTCGGCACGATCGACGTGATGACGACGCTGGCGCCCATGCGTCTGGCGAACTTCACCAGTGGTTCCTGGTTCCCGTCCGCATGGCCACCCGCGCGCGCGAATTTGGGCACGGCTTCAGTTCACCGTTTCGGCGGTCTTCTTCCGGCCGCGGCCGCGGATCGATTCGACCACGCCGCCCTGGTCCACCTTCACGTCCGCGCCCTGCTGTTCGGCCGGCACCGACGTGTCGATCAGCTCGGGCTGCTGCTGCTCGCAGCTCAGATACACGCCGGTCTTCAGCCGCTTGATCATCGCCACGGCTTCGCGTTCGTAGTCGCCCAGCGTCCAGGTAGCCGTGAATCCCAGCAGGATGGCGTTGCCCTCGCCCTTGTAGGCCGCGATCTTCCGCAGCGTGACGCCGTGGATCCTGACCACGGGTTCCAGGTCGGGGTGCTCGCGCACTTCCAGGATCTGCCGTTCCGGGTTGATGTCGAAGCTGGCTTCCGTGATTTCAGGTTTCGGCTTCCACTCGCCGCCGACCTGGGCGAACAGGTCGCCGGCCATCGCCGGCAGGATGTCTTCGGCCAGGGCGTAGTCCATCGGCACTTCGAAGTCCACTTCCACCAGGTGGTTTCGATCCTTCTCGCGCGCGTCCTTCACGCGCACCCGAAACCCGTTGACCATCGCGTAGACGTTCTTCGTTCCAAACATGCTGTGTCCCTTCCGGCCCGCCATCAGGCCACCTTCGGATATTCGTTCCAGATCACCCCGTCCAGCTCGCGCCCGGTGGCGCCGCGGCCGCGCCTGTCGCCGGTCACCAGGTCGTATTCACCGTTCTGCTTCCAGTGAAACGCCACGCCGGCGGCCGTCACGTCGTCGCGCAGCTGCCGCGCCACGTGCAACCACGTCGGCCTGGCCTCCGGTCCCGACTCGCCGCCCCCGACCACCCAGTCCAGAACGCCAGCCGGAACCACGCCCTGGTGCTCCAGGCACGTCGGGCAGGGCGCCCCGCCGCCAGGCACCGGCACCGACATCGTGCCGCCGCAGGTCGGGCACGTGGTCCACAGCCACGGGTCCAGCCGCAGCGGCAGCGCGGTGTGCAGCGGTTCCGCCGACAGCCACAACACGCGCGCGGTCGCCCGGCAGGCCCGCAGGTGCGGCAGGAAGGCGTCCAGCGCCGCCTGGTGGCCGGCTGACGCGCCCCACCAGATATTCCTGGCCGGCCACAGCCGACGCGCGCGCGCCTTCGCCACGTCGTTGCCCAGGTCGATTTCGGTCGTCAGGCGCAGCGCGAAGGTCGGCCTGTTGTGTTCGGCGTTGATGATGGCCGCCACCCGGTCCGGCGTGTTGATGTCGTTCAGGTAGGCGGCCATCCGGTCGGGCCGCTTCGTCAGCACCTGAAAGGTGTGCTGATGCGCCAGCACCATCACCGCTACGATGCGGTCGATCTGCGGCTGGCCCAGGTCTTCGTAGAACAGATCCGACATCGCGTTCGTGAAGACCATTCGCGGCCGTTGCCAGTGCAGCGGCTTCAGCAGGTCCGCTTCGTCCAGCCGGATCTTCCCGGTCCACCGCGGCCCGCTCGGCGTCAGCACGGCCAGGCCCTTGTATTTCGGCTGGGTGGACAGCCTGGTCGCCGCCAGCCGTTCGGCGTAGCAGTTCCGGCAGTCGTCGTTCACGCGCCGGCACCCGCGGATCGGGTTCCAGGTTTCGTCGGTCCAGCTGATGCCGCCGCCGCGCTGATCAGCCATCAGCCCGATCCTTTGTCGTCAGGTGGCGATCGCCGCACGGGCAGCACAGCCACAGCCACGTGCCTGACGGGTGCGGAAAGTCCTGACGCGCGAAGTCGAACCCGGCCTGTAGATGCGCCGCATGTTTGGCCCGCCAGTCCGTCGTCGTGCGCACGCGCGCCTTCATCGCATCGCAGGTGCCGCACCGGCAGCCGGGAATATGTTCACCCACGGATGGCGTCCAACAGGGCGACCGGCAGCCCTTCACGATTCGCGCATTGCTCGACCTGGGCCAGCACGTCCGGCGCCAGTTCCCAGAACCGAAGATGCCCCTGGCAGGGCACCATCGGCAGCAGCACCGCGTCGGCCAGGCGGTAGGCGTAGCGTCCCGGCCCGAAGTCACCGTAGGTTCGTTCGCGGTCGCTCAGCTCGGCCTGCACGTCTTCGACGGGTTGGCAGTCCAGGATCCGCATCGCGCCGACGATCACGTGTGTCGGCATCGTTCCGTGCGGCCCGCACGTGACCTGATCGACCGTGACGCCGGTATAGGCTGCGAACCCAGCGTAGACCGGGCTGCGCATCACCGCCTTGCCGGCCGCGTCCACCGTGCTGCCGCTCGCGTGCACGATCACCCAGCCGCGCACGTTCGCCTTCCAGCTGCGGGTTTCGAACCGCTTTTGCCGGTGCACGACCAGCTGCGCCCACGGCTGCTTCAAGCTCAGCGCCAGCATCACCGCCCCGCGCGCTCGACCCGCACTGCCCGCGGCCCCCGGTTGCTCTGCTCGATCGTGAACAGCACCTGGTCGCCTTCCTCGATTTCTTCGAACGGATACGTGGGATCGCACCCGGTGGCGTGGAAGAAGTATTCCACCCCGTTCTGCGCTGTGATGAACCCGAACCCGCGATCCGTCTTCCGCTTCACCGTTCCCTGCATCGCCGTTTCCTTTTGCCGACGTAGGCCACCGTGACGTTCCCGGGCACGTCGGCCCGCGCGGGTTCGCCTTTGTCCTTCCCGGGCCAGTCGAACACCAGCCTGGGACCGCCGATCGTCGCGTCCGTCAGCCGATGGCACGGTCGGCAGATCCCGACGCTGTTTTCCAGGCTGACCTTCCCGCCCTGGCTGCGCTTCTCCAGTTCGTGCGGATCGTCAATCCGCTTTGCGCACGACGGGCTGACATCCTGGGCGATGCAGCGGTGTCGCTGCCGCGTGCGGATCTGCTGCATCGTGGTCTGCTGCTTCGTCAGCCGGCCGCGTTTCTCACGGGCGCGTTCCTGCTTCCTGGTGTCGCCCGACTTCGCGCCAGGGCGTGGTCGGACCTTCGGAATCGGGCAGGTGGCGTAGTAGTCCTTCAGGCTCATACCGCCGCCGCCTGGTCGTCGCCGTCTGCGTCGGCCACGAATAGCACCCGGCTGTTCGCTCGGCCGATCTTCCCCAGCGCCAGCGCGATCGTGTCACCGTGGTGTCGCAGCATCCAGTCCCGAAACATCGGGCTGGGCACCTTCACCACGATCCGGTTCGCTTCTTCCCGAACGAACCGCGTCGGCTTGAACCAGGTGTGGAACGTGTGTTTGGTGACCTGCTGATCGATGCAGGCCAGGGCGTCGTCCCAGACCGTGCCCGCCGCTGCTTCGGCGCTGTCCACCCGGTCCAGGCGCGCCCGCTCCAGGTAGTCGTTCAGCTTCTGGGGTCGTGTCAGCCAGTCCAGGGTGGCCCGCCACGTCGCGTGATCGCCAGCACCTGGCGCGTTCGCCCACGCTTGGCCGTTCAGCCACCGGATGACGACCCGCCAATCATCCAGGTTCGGGTTCGCGCGCATCGCCGCGCCGTAGTGCTTCCGCCTGGCGTCCGTCAGTCCTGGGGTCACCTTCGGCCCTGGTCGCCGTTCCTGGTTCCACAGCGTCACCAGGCTGTCCACCTGGGTCCGCTCTTCCGCCGGGAACAGATCAGGGTTCTGCTGGCGACGACGGGATCCCGTCGTGTTCTTTACGACGGGTAATGCAGGTGCAGGTGCAGATGTAGGTGCAGAGGCATCATTAGGTAATGGCCGACCGTAGCCGCGGCCATCGGCCGATATCCTTTGTTTCTTCCATCGTTTAGCCGCACCTTTGCGCCCCTTCACGCGCTGATCTTGTAGGTATTTCTGTAGTTCGCTGCGCTGCCGTTCCAGCTTTTCATTCTGCAGTCGTGTGGGGTCGCCAGTGGCAGGGCCAAAGCACGGGGCGATCTTCGGCCAGATGTCGGTGAAGTGCTCGGCGGTGACCGACCCGCCGCCCATGCTGTTCGCCAGGGCGTGCAGGCCGGCCAGGTCCGAAGGGACGCTACCGTGCAGCCACTGATGGTCTAGGAACGAACGGTAGATCCCGCGCTCTTCCCAGGTCATCAGCATGAACCGCTCGTCCGTCGCTGCGTCTTTTACGAACCACTGATAGGCCGGCGCCTTACCGGCTTCCAGGCCCTTCGCTTGCCGTCGCGCCACCAGCACCCCCTGCGGACCGGCCGGGCGCCGGCGCCGCGTTGATCCGACCCAGGATCTTCGCCAGGGTCAGCTGGTGCGGTCGCTGATGGGCGCCGCGTGCGATCTTGTAGACCGTCGCCTGCGGAACGCCCAGGAAGTCAGCGTAGGCCGGCCACGTCAGCCCGCGGTCCAGCCTGTCCTGCTGCAGCAGCTGCGACACCTTGCGAATGTCGATCGCTTCCAACAGTTCCACCGTCACACCACTTCCGGCGCCGGTGTCCTTCCGCTTCGATGGAACTGAAGTGCTCGAAACCTTACGCTTCCGCAGCGGCTTCGTCAATCCCGCAGATGTAGTGCTTGCACGCTTTCGGACCACAACCGTATCCCCCTTCCGCCCTAAACCAGGACCGGGCGTTCGTCGCCGGCCTCGATCACCTGTAGACCGTCCAGGTGCGGGCGTTCGTCGCCGCTCGCCTGGGCCTTGATCACCAGCACCTGGCCGACCGGCGCCGTCATCACCAGGTCCGTCAGGTTCGCGCGCGCTTCCCCGACCACGCCTTCCACGTCGTCAACGATGCAGAAGTCCAGGCCGGACACAGCGGCCAGCGCCAGCTGGAACGCCAGACCCGTCCACAGCCGCTGCCCCTTCGACAGCAGCGCGAACGGCAGCGATCCGCCGCTGTTCGGCGTCTTCACCAGGACCACCCACGGTTCGACGTTGATCTGCAGTTCGAACCTGAACACAGCCAGGGCCGCGTTGATCGCCTGCTGGAAGTCGGCCAGGCTGTCCTGCAGCGCCGTCGCGCGCGCGCCGTTCGGCCCCAGCTCGTCCACCTGGCGTTCGGCTTCCTTCAGCTTCACCTTCAGGTCGTCCACGTGGGCCACGGCCTGATCCCGCTGCGCGATCGCGCGCTGGTAGTCTCGCAGCGCCTGCAGCTTCGCCTGGGCCTTTGCCAGGTCGGCCGCCGCGCCCCCCACAACCGATTCCGCCGCTTCGGCGTCCTCGGCGTCCTGTTTCAGGGCGTCCAGGATCGGGTCCAGCTCGTCGCGCCGCTTCTCTTCGGCATCGATCGCCGCACCGATCGCGTCCGCCTTGTCCTGGGCCTTCTGCCGCGCGTCGGCTGCTGACCGGACCATCTGCTGCGCCGCGCCCAGATGCTGGGCGAACTGCTCGCCCGCGTCCACCCGTTTCTTCAGGGCCGCGATCTGCTTCTTCGCCTTCGTCAGCTCGGCCTTGAATTCCTTCGCCGGCGTCAGGCACGGCACCGGCCCCAGCACGCAGGTCCGCGCGCCTTCGACGCCGCCGGCCTGGTCCTGGACCTTCCCGACGAAGACCTGCAGCCGGCTGATTTCATCCGCGGCGCCGGCGTCGTTCGCTGGCCGCTCGGCTTCCAGCTTCTGCAGCGCCGCGCCGGCCTCTTCGTGCTGGATGGCGTATTCGGCCACCAGGTCCAGCTGGGCCTTGCGGTCGGCCCTCAGCTGCGCCAGATCACGTTCGCCGCGCTCCAGGGCCGCCCGGCGTTCCTGCAGCTGCTTCACGCGCGCCCGCACGTCGGCGGTCTTCTGCACCGCCTGCTGGTAGCTGCCGTTCCGGCCGTCCACGATCGCCTGCAGGTCGTCTTCGTCTTCCCGCTCCAGGTCCGGCCGCCGCTCGATCGTGGGCACGAACGTCGCCGCCACGGCCTTTTTCAGGGCCTTGCGGTCGTTGAACGCCACCTGATAGCGCCGCTCGACTTCCGCCAGCCCGACCACTTCCTGTTCGCCGCGGTCGTTCGTGACCGGCACGCGCACGTTCAGCAGCGACATCAGCAGGTTCTTCGCGTCCCCGTGGTGCAGTTCGAAGAACGTGCTGCCGTAGACCGCCGCCGTGATGAACGGGTCGCTGGCCCGCAGCTGGTCCTGGATGACGCCGATCGGCGTGGTCGTTTCGGCCGGACCGTTCTGCCGAATCGTCCGCGTCACGGTGCCCAGGCCGTCGATGTCCGCCGTGATGATGGCTTCCTCGGCGCCGGCCTTGATCAGCTCGCGCTGTCCCTGGCCCTTGCCGTCCACGCCGGTGCAGTGCCCGGTTAGCAGCAGCGCGATCGCTTCCGCGATCGTGCTCTTCCCGACGCCGTTTTCCCCGACAATCAGCGACCGCGGCTGGCTGAAGACGAACCGCCGGTAGCCGTAGCCGCGGAAGTTCCGCAGCTCCAGTTCCCTGATGAACATGATGGGTTTCTCCCTTCGCGTGCAGTCTACCAGAAACGACGTGATTCGAACTATTCGGTGATGCGCCGTGGTGGGGTGATCAGCGGCAGGCCCCGGCGTTGTCGGTTCTCCACAATCGTCCGCAGCTCGGCCATCTGCTGATGGTCCACGATGCCGCGGCTGCGGAAGTAGGCGTCCCATTCCCGCAGGATGGCCACCATGTGTTCGGCTGGCTGCCGGTCCGCTTCGCCGGCCAGGGCCAGGATCTTGTTCTGCACGGCTTCGTTCATCATCGCCCCCACGTCACCCAGGCCGGCGGCCAGGCGCCTGGTTCCTGCTCTTCGCGCTCGGTCCGTTCCCAGTAGAACCGCCGCCGCGCCTTCCCGATCGGCGTGGCCGTCCGCACGATCAGCCCGTGCTTCTGCAGCCCGCACCACAGCCCCGTGCCGTGGTGTTTCGCCAGCGGCCAGTAGCGGCTGCAGACTTCGTAGGCGTCGTTCATCCGAAACAGCGGCCGCGGGAATCGCTTCAGCAGTTCCCGGCAGGTGTCCACGTCCCAGTGCATCACGCCAGGCTTAGGGCAGGAACGTCCGGCGCAGCGTCCGCGCGTCGTGCAGCGTGGCCGCCAGGATCGCCGCTTCCCGCAGTTCGGTCGGGGTGTAGTCGTGCTGGGCCAGGAACGCCTGCATGTTGTCCACCAGGTAGTGGAAGAACGGATCGCGCAGGTAGCGATCCTCTGCGGACAGCCGGCTGCCAGCCCGCGCTGCGGCCGCTCGCAGCGAGCTCGCCGGTGGCGCCGGCAGCTGCCCGCGCGGCCCCTCCACCGCGATCAGCCATTCGGCCGGGTTGCTGATTTCGATCGAATCCAGCCCGGTGGCCGTCATGCCGTCCACCCGGTCGATCACGTAGCTGTTTCCGCTGCGTTTGTGCGCCACGATGTCGCCCCGCCGCAATTCAGCGATCGACGCCACCGGAACCATCTGCACCATCGCCCCCCCTATTCGTCGTCGTGTTCTTCGTCGTCCGTCGCCGGCGCCAGCTCGCCGGCCTTGCGGTGTCGGAACGTCCAGGTGGTCGTCGCCTGCTCGATTTCCTGCAGGAATTCGGTCACCGGCAGCACGACCTTCCGCGGGTTCCCGAAGTCGGCCAGCCCGGTCTTCGACACGGTGATCAGCGCGATCAGCTCTTCGGGCGTCCCGCGCTCCCGCAGGAAGTCGATGAACGCCGCGGCCGGGTAGCGCCGCTTCGATCCCTGGCGGTGCAGATATTCCTGGCCGCGGTAGACGACCGGCCCTTCTGTCCTGCACCAGGCTTCCAGGCTTTTCTTCAGGGCCTTGACTTCCTGTTCCAGCATCAACAACCGGCCGAACCCCAGCTGGGCCTGCTCCAGGTTCGTGAACCGCACCGGCAGCTTCACCGGGTTGTCGGCCAGCGGACACGCCAGCCGGCACAGCCCGCAGTGTGCCCCCTGGATCGCTGGGTAGTTCCCGGTCCGCGCGGCTTCGTCCATCGACAACATGATCGCTTCGACTTCCGGCCGGAAGTCCTCGATCTGCGCCGCGGTCAGCGTGATCCGCACTTCGTAGGCCAGCCGCGGGAAGTTGAACACGAACGTGTAGGTGGCGAAGTTCGGCCAGATGTCGATCGCCTGCACCAGGTAGAACTTCAGCTGGAATTCCTGCAGCGCCTGGTCGTGGGTCAGGCCCTTGTAGTAGGTCTTCCAGTCGTAGATGGTCACGTTGTCCGGGAAGATGTAGACCAGATCCGGGATCCACGTGAACCGCTCGGTTTCCTGCCGCTCTTCGGCGGACAGGTAGGCGTTCAGGTTCAGCTGAAAATGTTCAACGTGCCGCCGCCACAGCTTCCGCACGTCGGGCAGCAGATGCGGCGCCAGCTGGGTCAGCGTGATCCCTTCCTTGAACGCCAGGTCCGCTTCTTCGTGGTCGGCCGGCGTGCCGGCGCGCGCCAGGCGGTCGATGTAGCGGAACGCCGCTTCGTGGAACGCGATCCCGCGCTGGCTTTCGTCGCCGCGATCCTCCACCGGCCGGAACTTGTCGCAGTCGCAGGGCACGCGCTTCGGCACGGGTGGCAGCTTCACGCTGCCGTCGCCCTGCATCATTTCGCCGGCCAGCTTCAGCAGGTGCCGCTGGTTCGGTTTCGTCTGCCCGCAGCATTCGCCGGTCGCCTGGTCGTGCTCGTCTCGGCGGTGACCACACAGGCACAGGTTATACAGCACGTCGTAGCGGTAGGGGCAGCCGTCGAAGGTTTCTAGCGCCGACCGCCGCCGCTTCGGAACGGTCACCGGCGCCACCGGCCGCGATCGTTGCCGCGCGCGCGATCGGACGGCAGATCGGGGCTGTCGTCCCTGGTGCGGCCGCGCCGGCTGGTGGTCACCGCGCCGTAGACGTTCCTGGTGCCGGTGCAGTCGGGATACCGCCGGCAGCCGTAGAACGCTTCGCCGCTCTGGCGGTTCGTCCGCTCCACCATTTCATCACCGCATTCCGGGCAGGTTGGCTTGTCCGTCATCGTCGGCCCCCTCGGCCAGCTCGACCGCGCCGCGCCGCGTAGGATACACCCCGCGCTTCGCATCGTCGGCCAGCTTTTTCACGTCGTCGCTGAAGTCCTTGTCGGGCCGCAGGATGTAATTCCAGTAGTCCTTCGGCACCCGCCGCATGGGCAGCCCGTCGTGCTTGCCGAAACAGACGGTCGGTTCGTCGCCGCGCCAGCGGAACCTGCCGTCCTGGTCGATCCAGCTCGGCGCCCGCTTGCGCGCCGTCAGTGCCGCCAGCTCGTCCACGGTCCGCGGCAGGTCAGGGAACAGCTGCAGCATCGCCGGCAGCCCTTCGACCGCGGCGCCCACGTCCACGTCAGCCGCGTGCTCGCCCTGCAGCTCGCGCCCCGTCATCCGCTTGAACCAGGCCGCCAGGTTCCGCGGCTCGACCTTCGCCCACAGCAGATACAGGTCGATCACCCGGACGCCGGCCGGGTCGTAGTCGATGCCGTGGCGCCGGCACTCGGCGGTGAACAGCGGCACGTCGTAGCGCCTGGCGTTGTAGCCCGCCACGTCGCAGTCGCCCATGCTGATCGCCACCACCCGGCCGATGTCCCGAAACATCGGCGCGTCCGCCACCATCGAGTCCGTGATGCCGTGGATGGCCGTGGCCGATGGCGCGATCGGCTGGCCCGGGTTGATCAGCGTGGTGAATTCCGTGGCCTTCCCGTCTTCGTAGAACTTCCTGGCCCCCAGCTGGACGATCCGGTCTTCCTTCGCGTCCGGTTCGGCGCCCTCTTCGGTCGTGCTTTCCAGGTCCAGGAAGACCAGCGGACGGGTCAGGTGCAGCAGACCCGCCAGGTCGATCACGCCTTTTTCCGTCGCCCGGCGCCGTTGCGCTGGGCCTTGACCTCGCGCGCGCGCTCCAGGTTCATCGACAGCATGCGCTTCCGCGCCCGCGGCCCGCTGCCAGGGAAGGCGCGTTCGATCACCAGCTGGCGCCGCCGCAGCTCCACCAGGGTCAGTTCGGCGCCCAGCCGCGCCAGGTTCTGCACTTCGTCGTCCGTCAGCTTCGCCGTCGCCTTCATCGTCGCCCCCTTCGTCGTCGCGTCGGACCACGGCCGCGGCCCTTGTCCCCGTTCGCCACGTGAAAACACCCGCAGCCAGCCGACCAGTAGATCCGCAGTCGCCAGCCGACGCTGCGGTGTGCCTTGCGCGCGTGCGCCTTACCCGCGAACCTA